ACAAAACACCCCCCTTGATGGTACCTACGGTATGGAACCCACAGAAATTCCTATAGAACTACCCAACAATTTCAACTATCCGGAGCTGCGTGAGATAGCAGAGACGGCTTGCCGCAATATGGAGTTGATGGAAAAACACGATGTGGAGATAAACCTGATGCCGTTTACTCCAGAACCCGCTGGGGCCGAGCCGGAGGCAAAAAATAAAGCTAAGCGTGCGGCTTCTACTACTGCATCTCTGCTTGAGGCGTACAACATATTGGAAGAGTATGGCGGATCGCTGAACGCCACCCCTGATGACATCAAGAATACGGTAATTAACAAACTTCTTCTGGAGACAGAGAACCCGGACGCACGGATTCGGCTCCAAGCACTACAGTTTTTGGGCAAAATTAACGAAATAGGGCTGTTTGCCGAGAAGAAAGAGGTGACTATCACCCACCAGAACGCCTCCGACATCAAGAATAAGCTGAAAGAACGCCTATTGGAGCTTAAACAGAACGCCGAAGGGGTCTATGAGGCAGAATCCAGCTAAAGAAACGGCAGTAGAGGAGGATTTTGAGTTCTCTGCGGAAGACATCGAGCTTCTGCTGGCTAATATCGACTCCTATACTCCTGAAGAGCAGGAAGAACTGCTTAAGACACTGGATGAGTACGAGCGTAAGCGAAAAGTAGAGGCTGCGCGGGACGACCTCATCGCGTTTTGTTGCGCTATGCAGCCGGATTACAAGGTAGGCAAGCACCACCGCATACTAGGCGACCTGTTGATGGAGATCGAGCAGGGGCGGGAGTATGAATATGACGGCAAACCAGCAGAAAACACTGGAAAAGACCGTATATGTGTGAATATGCCCCCAAGACACGGCAAATCGCAGCTTGTTTCTATCTATTTCCCCGCGTGGTTCTTGGGTAAAAACCCCGATAAGAAGGTGCTGATGGTATCTCACACTACAGACCTTGCGGTGGACTTTGGTAGGAAGGTGCGGAATCTGATTTCTACAGACGACTACAGAGAAATTTTTCCTGACACACAACTTGCCATAGACAGTAAGTCGGCAGGGCGGTGGAACACGAGTAAAGGCGGAGAGTACTTCGCTTGTGGTGTAGGTTCGGCCCTTGCGGGACGTGGTGCCCACTTACTTCTCGTGGATGACCCACATAACGAACAGGACATCATCAATGGGAACCTCGACGTATTTGATAAGGCGTATGAATGGTTCACGTTCGGTGCTCGTACGCGTCTGATGCCCGGTGGTCGAGTCGCTATCATACAGACTAGGTGGCATCTGGATGATCTGACAGGCCGCGTGACGCGGGATATGACCCAGAATGAACTGGCCGATAGCTATGAGGTGGTAGAGTTTCCGGCGATACTAGAGACAGAAGACCCCGAAAAGCCCACTAACTTCATTGAGAAACCTCTCTGGCCTGAGTTCTTTAACCTCGATGCCTTATACCGTACCAAAGCTTCCATGCCGTTATTCCAGTGGAACGCTCAGTACCAACAAACTCCCACTGCCGAAGAGGCTGCGTTAGTTAAACGTGAGTGGTGGAACGAGTGGGAGGAGGAGCAGCCCCCCACCTGTGAGTATCTGATCATGTCTCTGGACGCCGCAGCGGAAAAGCACAATCGTGCTGACTACACAGCGCTGACCGTATGGGGGGTATTTTTCAATAACGAGGAGGATCGGTACGAGCTGATACTCCTGAACAGTATCAAGCAGCGGATGGAGTTCCCAGAGCTTAAACAGCTCTCGTATGAGCAGTATTTAGAGTGGGAGCCGGACTCGTTTATTGTGGAGAAGAAGGGTAGTGGCACGCCGTTATATCAAGAACTTCGCAGAATGGGCTTGGTTGTGCAAGAATACACTCCGCACAGGGGTTCGGGCGATAAGATGGCGCGGCTTAACTCCGTTGCGGATATAATAAAGTCAGGGCTATGTTGGGTTCCACAGACGCGCTGGGCAGAAGAGGTTGTAGAGGAGATCGCGGGATTTCCCTTCATGTCCAATGATGACTTAGTGGATTCCACTGTAATGGCGCTTATGCGCTTTAGACAAGGCGGGTTTATACGGCTCCCCACAGATGAGCCGGACGAGGTGCAATACTTCAAGCAACGTAGAGGCGGGTACTACTGATGGCTATTGAGAAAGGTTTATACCAAACCCCAGAAGGTCTGGCGGTTGAAGAAGAAGCACAAATGGAAATCGAGATTGTTAACCCTGACATGGTGACAATGGACGATGGTAGCGTTGAGATTACTCTAGTACCTGAAACAGGTATGGAAGAAGCGGCTGGTGCGCCGTTTGACGCTAACCTTGCAGAATATTTAGAAGACGGACAGTTGACAGAGATCGCCTCAGAGCTTATAGATTATGTCGAGACCGACACATCTAGCCGTAAAGAGTGGGCAGATACCTTTGTTAAAGGGCTAGATGTGCTCGGTTTCAAATACGAAGAGCGTGTCGAGCCTTGGGAAGATGCTTGTGGTGTCTATTCCAATGTCCTAGCCGAAGCCGCTATCCGCTTCCAAGCTGAAGCGATGAGTGAAACTTTCCCCGCCGCTGGCCCTGTCAAGACCAAGGTACTTGGAGAAATAACCGAAGAGAAGGAAGACGCCGCCCTCCGAGTCAAGACGGACATGAACTACGAACTTACCGATGTCATGGTCGAATACCGTCCTGAACACGAAAGGTTACTCTACTCCCTTGGTCTTGCAGGGTCTGCGTTTAAGAAAGTCTACTTTGATCCCAACCTTGGCAGGCAGGTTGCTATGTATATCCCTGCCGAGGACATGATTGTCCCCTATGGCGCGTCAAACATAGAGACAGCCGAGCGTGTTACCCACGTAATGCGTAAAACCAAGAACGAACTCGTTAAATTGCAGGTTGCTGGCTTCTATAGAGAAGTTGAACTAGGCGATCCTACCTCTTATCACACCGATATAGAGGAGAAAAAAGCACAGGAAGGGGGGTACACCCTCAACGACGATGACCGTTACACGCTCTTAGAAGTCCATGCAGACCTCATATTAGACGAGGTTGACCAAGAAGAAGGCCCGCTTCAGGTAGCAAAACCCTACATTGTTACGATAGAGCAGGGCACCAGCACTGTTTTGTCTATCCGCCGTAACTGGAACCCCGAAGACCCGTTGATGCTCAAGCGTCAACATTTTGTCCACTACTCTTATGTACCGGGTTTTGGCTTCTATGGTCTTGGTTTAATTCACATTATTGGCGGCTACGCTAGGGCTGGTACCTCCCTTATCCGTCAACTAGTTGACGCGGGTACTTTGTCGAACCTACCGGGGGGCTTGAAGTCCCGTGGGCTGCGGGTTAAGGGCGATGACACCCCCATTGGCCCCGGCGAGTTTCGTGATGTGGACGTACCGTCTGGATCTATCCGCGACAATTTAATGACGCTCCCTTATAACGAGCCGAGTCAGACACTTCTTGCATTATTGAAGCAGATCACTGAAGAAGGCCGACGTTTAGGGGCGATCAGTGATATGAACATTTCTGACATGAGCGCCAACGCGCCTGTCGGAACAACCCTTGCTCTGTTGGAGCGCACTCTCAAGCCGATGGCTGCGGTCCAAGCCCGTGTCCACTACTCGATGAAACAGGAGTTCAAACTTCTGCGAGGCATCATCGCTGAGTATGCGCCCGATGAGTATATGTACATGCCTGACCGTGGAGAACCCCGTGCCCGCCGCATGGACTACGACATGGTGGAAGTAATTCCTGTCAGCGATCCCAACAACAGTACGATGGCGCAACGAGTTGTGCAGTATCAGACTGTGTTGCAGATGGCACAGGCTACCCCACAGATATACGACCTGCCCCAGTTACACCGACAGATGATCGAGGTTCTGGGCATTAAGAACGCAGATAAGCTTGTACCTACTGCGGAAGACATCAAACCGGCTGATCCAGTTAGTGAAAATATGGCAGCTCTTATTGGCAAACCTGTCAAAGCGTTCATTTACCAAGACCATGACGCGCACATTGCTACACACCAAGCATTCCTTCAAGACCCGCAGATTGCGGCGTTTATAGGCCAAAGCCCCGCTGCACAGCAGGTGGTGGCCGCACTTCAGGCGCACATAGCAGAGCACATAGGCTTCAGCTACAGACAACAGATGGCTGCAAAGCTTGGTGTAGAGCTACCGGCACCTGAAGAAGAGATGCCAGAGGAAATGGAGAAACTTCTTTCTCAGACTATGGCACAAGCTGGGCAACAACTCACACAACAGAAACAACAAGCTGCTGCACAACAAGCGGCGCAGCAAAAAGCCCAAGACCCTGTATTCCAGATGCAGCAGCAAGAATTGCAGCTTAAAGTCGCTGAACAACAGCGTAAAGCTCAAAAAGACCAAACTGATGCTGCATTAGATGCGGCGAGACTTAATTTAGATGCTGACAAAGCAAATAACACTGCTACTATTGAAGCTACACGTATAGCTACACAAACAGAGCAAGCTAACGCAAAACAAGACTTGGATGAGGCCAAAGCCATATTAGACCTCGCCAAAGCGCAACAAACGCCTCCTAGGAGGTAAAAACAACCACAATCACAGGAGTTAGAACCCTATGAGAAATACAACGCGTGACCCTAAAAATGTAAACAATGGGCAAGAATACTCGATTAGAGATGTACATATTGCAGCATTAAGAGCTATGTACTGCCTTTGCCATGATGCCGCAGTAGAGGAGCCTAACGAAGCTATGAAGTCCTCTCAAGCAGCGCTAAACCTAGCAAACGCGCTTGCTATCCTAGACAATTTAGGGAGATAAATTTAATGGCAAAAACCGTCTTTGACGTACTTGATGACAAACTTGCTGAGTTACAGCAAAGCCAAGAAGAATTTCTTACCAGTGGGGGTGCAAAAGACTTCCCCTCCTATAGGGAATCGTGTGGGGCAATCCGAGGTCTAGCCGCCGCACGCAGAGAAGTACAAGACCTTTCGCGCAATCATTTGGAAGACGAAGATGACTGAAGTGGCAAAGCTTACCCCGCTGGAAGAAAAGCGGCGCAAACAGATAGAAGAGAAAGAGCAGGCAGAAGTGGTGTTGGACGCGCACGTCCCTAAACCCGTGGGATACCGCGTGCTTATTGCCCTCCCTACGATAGAAGACACGTTTGAAGGTGGTATCGCTAAGGCCAGCTCAACCATTAGAGAAGAGACTATCCTGACTATGGTGGGGGTGGTGGTCGATATGGGTGACCAAGCCTATAACGATAAAGAGCGGTTTCCTTCTGGCCCGTGGTGTAAAGAGGGAGACTTTGTAATGTTCCGTGCTAACACAGGCACGCGCTTTAAAGTAGGCAACGAGGAGTACCGTTTGATGAACGATGACTCTATCGAGGCCGTTATTGACGATCCGAGTAAATTGACTCGCGCATAAGGACTAGACCATGCCAATACAACAAGTTGAGTTTGAGTTCCCTGATCCTGATAAGGAAGAGAACTTACAAGAAGTTGAGGTGCCCCAAGAAGAACCTAAAGCCGCAGAAATAGAGGTTGAAGGAGTCGAAGGGCGTAAAACTATAGAAAAACCTGCCGAGAAAGAAAAAGTTATACAGGCAGGAGAAGTAGAAATTGAGGTGGTGGATGACGTACCCCCGGAAGATCGTGGGCGTAAACCTTCTCCTCCCCCTGAAGAAGTTACCAATGAAGAGCTTGAGAACTATTCGGAGAAAGTTAAAAACCGGATCAAGCACTTTAGTAAGGGTTACCACGATGAGCGTAGGGCTAAAGAAGCCGCAGAGCGTGAGCGTGAAGCCCTTGAGCAGTACGCTAAAAATTTAATTGATGAAAATCAACAACTT